ACCGGCACGGCCTTTTTCGACGGCTGATAGAAAATGTAAACGTGAGTATTTTTCGGGAGTTTGGTGGCTTTGGAAATGAATTCAGGGTCATAACCCAAATGCTCGAAGAAAACGCCACAGTGCCACGCTTTGATAGCATTCTGTGCGTTGTCATAACGCTTCCCGAACATTGGTTGTGCGTAAATTTTCATTGGGTCATGCCGTCAATGAATCTGCGGGTAAAGGTAAACGTAACAGTGTTGCGTTTGGCTTGGTTCTTGGCTTGGTTAACTTGGTCCGAGGTCGCTGGTCCTTGTCCTAGGTCGCTGGTCCGGTGCTTACTCATAACGCACACTCCTTTCCTATTGTTACAATGATAACATATTGCCCTGTTTATGTCAAATTTTGACAGAGGCAACGCACCAATGGCCCTAACCCGAAGTAAGAAATCGTCGTGTATAAATCATTAAACCCGAACCTCGAACCAGTCACCGAGGACTCAAACGCCCGTAACACTGTAACGGGCCGTGAAGCAACGATTTTGGCATCTTGGCATTTTTGGTTCTCATTTTTGAGGGTGTCCGGTTCTTGGTTCAAGTGGCATGGTTTATGCTCTGACTTCCATTTGTTACAGTGTTACGCTTCTTTTTCCTTGCCAAAGAAAATGGTTGCGGACACTTGACGCATTTGACGGCTTTTGGTAGTCTATTAGTATGAAGATATGGACATATCGGAGCGCTGATAGTGGCACTACGCACACGGGCGCGACGAGTGGCCTTATCTCGGAGGATACTAGAATGACGACGAAGTTACAGGAAGAGACACTCAACCTTACTTTGGTCAAAAGTGTTGGCGTGGGACAGTTGCAAGAAGTCGCCACTGCTGAGGAGAGATTGTTCGAGGTGTGCGCCTCGTTTGATCAAGTGGGTAATAAGGTCGCGGAATACCTTGCGCCGTATTACATGCGGTTCCTAGTCCTGCATAGTGGTGCCAAAGACGTTCTGGCACTTGGTGGTACGTCGCAGTGCACCGATGAAAATGGTACGGAAATTAACGTTCCCGTGCTTAATGCTGACGCGGTTAAGAAGGCTAATCGCGTCCTGTATGCGGACGCGAAAAAAGCAAATAAGTATACCGCGACGTTACGGACGCAAGTTTCCCGTGTGGTTAAAGACTACGTGCCTCGCATGGTTGAAAGCCACAAGCAAGCGTTGGCGTATCTGAAGCTACACCCTGCATGTCGCCCGGAAGTGGATGCCGAGACAGGCCTTTACAATGCGGGTTGTGTGGCGCGAGACTGTACCATAGCCGAAGACACGGCCAGCGGGTTGCCGTTGCAAGTGGCGCAGTCTCACGGCAAAGACGTGGAAAAAATCGTCAATGCAAGTGTCGCGGACGCTTGCGCGATACACAAGCGGCTGCTCGCAAAGCGTAGTGCAGACCCGGTTAGCTCGGATGACCCGACGAAGCACGTGGTGACGGTGGATATGGCCGTTAAGTCCGGCGATTACGGTGCAGCACTGGTCCGGGCCATCAGGGGAGCAGTAGGTGCCTACCTGGGACGTATGCCCGCAAGTACCCCCGAGTTATTGCTTGAAGAGGCGGCCAGCAAACTGTGGGACTCGGTTAGCAAGGCTGTCACAAAAGAGGTTAATGAGCAAGCGATAAGCCTGAAAGCAGCAAAGGACAATGCCCGCAAGTAAGTAGACTGGGACGGAAAAACCCCGGCACTCGCAAGGGAGCCGGGTTTTTCTGTGCCGGAATTACAGGGCGAGGCAGCGGCGCGGTGGTGCTGCTCTATCGACCGCCGTACTGCCGGGTTTTTGAATAGCCCCGGACCGAAGAACCATCTTTCCAAGATTCCAAAGTCGAGATTTTAAAATCCGAATTTTGAAAATCACGAAATCAAATCATTTCCTGCATCAACTTACTAACTTACTGACTTACTGGATTTATTTGGCCTAATCTTAAATTGTTCAAATTTGAACTACTTACTTACTCTTTTTATAACTATAAACAAGCAGGAAAAAGGGAAAGAAAAGATATATATTACAGCTTTTGAAAAAGGGTATTGTCGAGTAATGCGATAAGTTTGGTTCAAAAGCGCGACACTTGCACCGAGGTGTCTCGGATTCTACCCAATGATTTCGCGCAATTCGTTTGTAAACTTTCCACAAAGTTCGCCGTACTATGTATCGAGAAGCAATATAAACAATGGACACAGAACCGTGTTAAGTCAGATTCCCAAAATCGCAGAGCCGGACTCCCCGACAAGGTGCAAAGCTGTCAGCACAGCGAGCGGGGAACAATGCCGCAACGAATCGTTATCCGGTGCCACGTGTTGCTTTGTCCACAGCGGAGCGAGTCAAGTGAAGTCCGCCGAACTCGGTCGGATTCGCAAATTCCGTCTGACCAAGTGGCGTGAGCGATTAAATGAATTTAGCGATGATTCCGAAATCAAGTCGCTCCGCGAGGAAATAGGTATCCTCCGCATCTTGCTCGAAGAGCAGATGAACACTTGCACAAGCACCAACGAACTCATCATGCACAGCGGTCGCATTGGCGACTTGATCCTTAAAATCGAGAAGTTAGTGTCGAGTTGCCATAGACTCGACACATCACTCGGTGGGATGCTTGACAAGTCGGCTGCGCATCAATTCTCGTTGGAAGTGGTGAAGATCATTCAGAACGAACTATCAACAGCAATCGAGTCGATTGTTACAGATACCAGTGAAGAAAATATCAACAAAATACTGGGCGAAGTTGTCATTGACGCTATTGTTCGCAGGCTCAGTGATGCACTCACACATCTTAATAAACCAGATGTTGGGGACGATAGCCAGCGGACTTAAGAAATCGTCAATAACATCTTGCTCTCGATATGCCGAGAGTTACCGGATAATGGGCAAACCATTTCCCGGCCCGTTCTCTTTCCTACATCATCCGTGGGCGCGGGAAATGCACGACTCGGACGCCGATTCCAACATCGGCATGAAAGCCGCACAAATGGCTTTCACAGAGACAGCGCTCAATAGGACGTTCTATAAAATCGACATTGAAGGTGTGGATTGCCTTTATGTCCTACCTGCCCGCTCCCCGGACGCCAGCGACTTCAGTTCAGCACGCTTCGACTCGGCACTCGAATTGTCCCCACATCTAGCCACGTTGTTCTCCGATGTGAAAAACATCGGACACAAACGCGCGGGTTCCCGCAATCTATACATACGTGGCGCGCGATCGCGCTCTGGACTCAAGTCGGTTCCGGCAGGTTTCCTCGTCTTCGACGAGTTGGACGAAATGGATCAGGACAACGTGCAACTTGCCTTGGAGCGTGCAAGTGGTCAGGAGGAGAAACAGATTTGGAAAATCTCTACTCCGACCATCGACAACTTCGGAATCCACAAAGCGTTCAAGGCTTCAACTCAAGAGTTCTTCGCTTTCAAGTGCCCTCATTGCTCTCGGTACACGGACCTGATATTCCCCGATTGCTTGGTCATCACTGGCGACGACATTAATTCGCCAACCATAAAAGCCTCATTCCTTCAGTGCAAGGAATGTAAGCACCAACTCAACCACGATTCCAAAGTCGAGTGGCTGGCAAATGGGAAATGGGTTCCAACATTCTCAGACCGAGTGGAGCGGGGCTTCGGAATTAATCAGTTGTATTCGATGACAGTCTCACCGAGAGAGATCGCTATTGCCTACCTCAAGTCGTTGAGTGACCCTACGGTAGAGCAAGAGCTTTATAACTCGAAATTCGGGCTACCTCATATTGTCGAGGGTGCTAGAGTCACAGACCTCCTATTGGAGAATTGTGTCGGCACCCACAAGAATGGTGGCCTAGCACCCTCGTATATTTATTTCACCACAATAGGGATTGACGTGGGTAAATGGTTGCACTACGAAGTTGATGGATGGATATTGAAAGGATCAGTGGCTGGTGATATCAACATCAATGCAAACTGTTTTGTACTTGAGACAAACAAGGTTACGGACTTTGAGCAACTCGACAATGTGCTCTACAAATATAAACCCAAGATGACGGTTATTGATGCCAATCCCGAACGAAGGAAAGCGATGGAATTTGCCAATCGCTTCTTCGGCCACGTGAAACTTTGCTACTATGGGCGCAGCATCAATGGCAAATTCATCCATGAGAAGCCGGGTGATTTGGAAATCGAAGTGGATCGAACGGCTTGGCTCGACCTATCACTAGGTCGGTTTCACAAAGGACAGAAGGCAATTAATCTTCCGACGGATACCACTGTTGAATATAAGAATCACATGAAAGCCCTGTGCCGGGTTTATATGAAGGATGACAATGGGAATCCGATTGGTCGTTATGAGAAGGGCGATGATGAGGACCATTACGCTCATGCGCGCAACTACTCGGAGATGGCTTTAGCTTTGGCTGGAGGCGTGGTGGGTTCACAAGACATTCCGGCCTAGAAAGGAAACATGAGAAAGGTACTGCTAAGTATTGCGGTTGCTCTGACCCTCGGTATTGGGGTAGCGAAAGCTGTTGATATTAACTGGCGCGCTCTCGGCGCAAACCCTCTGATTGATTTCAATCATCAGGGTAACTCCAGTGTTATCTCCAACGAGGCAACTGGGGTGTTCTATTATGCTCCCGATGGCACTAACAGGTATCCCATGAAAGTGGTTGTGGACACAAGAGGGTTCACAACTTATTTCCCGGAAACGGGTAGTGTTGTGATGGCAAATGTCGACTACTCCAATGTAGTGGCAAATGCTACTCTAGGGGCATCGGCAACGCAACCCAATTCGGCATCGTACACTAATATCTTCCCAATGATTGGGAAGACGCAGACTTTGATCGTAGTCAAAGGTCAAGTCGTATCACTTAACTGATGCAAAGGCGGAAGATGAGAAAATTGACAACACTCCTGTTTCTGCTGCTGATGACCTCGCCGTCGCTAGCCAGTGACCAGTTTGTTGGCAGACTCATCTTCCGCCCCTCCAACATTGAGCAGCAACCGATAACTTGTGATGCCATTTATTTCAAACGTGGCGAGACAATCACTCTCAATATTCAACCCCACTTCACACTCTCCAAACCCGATTTGTCTGATACCAACATCATTTTCACTCTCTATGCCAACACTAATAACGACCCCACTTCGGCATATTTCACCAACATAACTGGCGTTGCCGCAGGTTCGGTCGTTCAATGGATTTTGGGAATCAACGACACAATCCTCCCCACTGGGGTTTACACTATTGAGGGTTCTGCTAATCGTAATGGCACCAATGTTTGCACAATCTTCTCGACGACGTTGACCGTGGACAATAGCCTAGCCTCAGGGCTTCCTGATTTCCAAGGGCCGTGGCAGGGAAACTCTGGACAAGTCTACCGCGCACAAATGGGTTGGTCAGATTTCTCAAGTGGTGGAAACACGTGCCCGCCGGTCAATGTCGCGGCGTATCTCACGAGCAACAAGGTGGACGCTGGCCAGGGCATTGTGATCAGCGGATCCTCGATGCCCGGGGGAATAAGAATCTCGGCTAATGGCGTCGGCGGCGCGGCGACCAACTTGACGCCGTGGGTTTCGGGGATCGACGCCGCCGGCTATCCGCTAACTAACGCGTCGATCGTGTCCGCATCGAACGGCGTCTTCAAGACGGTCACGGTGAATGGCGCGCCCTTAACCGGTGTTGCCTTCAGCGCGATCTCCGGCAATGCGACGGACAACACATCGCTGGCCGGTGCGCTGGCCGGGAAGCAGGTCACTGGTGCGTACCTCACGGCGGGAAGCAATGTCTCGGCGCTGGTCAACGACCGGGGATACGCCACGTCGGGCACGGTGTCGCAACTCATCCAGCCGGGCAGCGGCCTCACATCCACGACCAACGCGGGGGTGGAGACTTTAGCCGTTACGAATACTGGAGGTGGCGGAGGCGCAACCGCCATCAGCCTCTTTGCGACCAACACGCTGATAGCCGGCGGGATCTCCAACCTGCACCTCAGCGGGTTCGCGGCTGTCACGGGGACTAATGCGGACGGCTACGTGACCGCGCCATCCGGTGGGTCCGGCGGTGGTATAAGCGCGAATGACGCCTTGACATTCACCAACAACGTTTATTTCTCGCATCTCAACGGTTCAGCAGGGGGCAGTGGCGATGAAATGGGTGTCGGCGCGTTAGCATTAATAAACGGTACGGCTCTGGGTAGGGGTGCGTATGCGGCAAATGCTGTTGCGATAGGTAACAATGCAACAGTCGGTGGGTCCGTTGGCGCACTAGCCGCCGGAAACGGTGCCAACGCTGGCAACGGCAACAACTACAATACTGCCCTTGGATTTAGGACATTAGCGGGTAGTCCGGGTAGTGGCTATGATACCGCTGTGGGCTACTGTACAACGGCCACAGGCGGCGCATCCACGGCTAATGGTTGTGGCGCAATTGCCCCATCTTTTTTAGGCAGCTCTTTCGGCATGTACACAGGGACATCTACCAAGCCCGGTTGGGGCATAAACCTGTTTGGAGCTTACTCACAGGCGGGAGCGACCAACTGCGTGATTTTGGGCACGTTTGAGAGCAACAACGTGCCAAACTCAACAACCACGTTAGGTACACTATTCCTCGACGGCGGCACCAACATCATGCTGCGGACCACATGGGGCAGCGGCGCATATTACGCTGCATTCCAGCCGATGCAGGTTGTAACCGGCGTGGTTCTACAGACGACGAGCATCACAGGCATCACAGTGGTGACCAATGAGGTGTTCCAGTTTGGAACAGCGGCGGCTTACGTGATACCCTGAGGCAACAATGGCCCACGACACAGAGCAGGTATCGGTGGAGACATAAAATGGCTGAACACGAAATGAACGAATTGTGCCGCGTGAAGTTCGGAGAGTTTGACGAGCTTCGCAAGGAAATGTCCGCGAACACGAAGGCCGCTACTGAAGTGAACGATCGTGGGATACGGGCAGAATGGACTACGATCGCGATCAGCAGCTGCTGGTCGTTTACTCCTCTGAAGGCTTCGGGAAGACCACCCACGACGGGAGTAGGTACCTAGCGCGGGTCATGACACTAGGAAGGCACGACATGAGTGGGCGAAGATACGCAAGACGGAAAACTGATACAATGGAACAGGACACACTTACCAGTCGGGTTTCTACATTGGAGACCCAACTTTCTAACCTTGGAGATGTGGTCCATGACTTCATTTCGTCATCAACTGAAAATTTCCGTCAGTTGCGTGAACAGATGTCGAGGGGTCAAAATGACACTCAGGAGAAATTGGGTCAACTCGCAATTACAGTCTCCAAAATCTCCGTTCCACGCGGAGCCGACCCCAACACATTGATCCAATTGGGCCTTCTGATTTTGGCAGTTGGCTCAATTATCTTTGCCACATTGGGACAACGCATAACGTCTATTGAGTCCGTAAACGAAAATCAAACGGCACTGTTTGCGGCCCATGAGAAACTTCCCCTGCACCCTGTTGGACAGGCTAGGATTGATGCTCTTGAAAAACGCATTGACAAGCAAGAGCGAGACACAACTTCTGCAATAGAACATCTCGATCTAAAGTTGCAAAAAGAATATGAGTTAATGAACGCAACAGTGGATTCCAGAATCAGGGAACTTGATGACCGAGTTCAACGGGAATTCCAATCCGCACTGGACAATACGGACAAAAGAGCACAGACTATTCAACAGACTTCTGATCTAATTCGTGAGCGAAATGAGGCTCGACTCACTAAGTTGGAAAACTGGATCATAGTACGGGAACATGACGACAACGCGGAGTTACGCATACGTCGAATGAAAGGATCGGTGCCAAATGGAGAGTAAATCGTTTTGGAAAGAAGGATTGTTGTCTTTCTTCCGTCAAATGTTGCTGATTATCTTTTCAGCAATTGCGGCTACGAAGATCGGTCATCAATTGGTTGATCCTAGCAGCACGGCGTGGCAGATGGCTTTTACGGCTATGGCAGGGACACTTGCTGATGCTGCAATCGCCGCATGGGGACTCTTTGACCGTTGGGCCAAACATAAACTCCACATGGATCATCTTGATCAAATCGCGTCCCTTCAAGCCCAAATTGCAGTAACACCGGCGGTCAAATGAAGAGACTCATACCAATTCTTTTGCTACTCTGTGGTTGCGACACGATCCAAATGGAGAGTTGGACAACCATTGGCAATATGACTAATCACGTTGTCGCCAAGGCTGATGTGGCTCCGTGGCGAAAAGTCGAATTGCCAAATGCCACCTGCGACTCGAATGGTTGGCATTCGACAGGCGGCGGTGGCGATCTTTCACCGGAGATGATTCAGGCCATCCAAAACATAATTGACGGGTCACAGAAGATAAATGACGCGGCAAACACGCTCAAGAAATTAGGAGTTCTGTGATGAGGATTCTAAGATTCATTATAACAGTTGGTTTCATGGGGGCATGTCTAATTGTTTTCGCAAATTGTGCCACTATTTATGCTTATATCACCAAGGAAAAAGCAAAACTAACGAACGGAGTAGCATCCACTACATCCACGGTTGTTTCTAACGTAACTCCTCCCATTGTTGCAACAACAATCAATGGTAATCCTCCAGCAACTGATAAAGATTATGTGCTTGGGCAAGGTGGCAAATCGGCAATTTGCTTGAATTCAAAGGGATTTCCTTATATCGCTGTAGGTGATGCCGGGAATCCAAATGCAATCATCTACTATTGGAGTGGAAGCAAATTTGTCAATGAGACAATCTCGGTCGCTCCATCGAGTCAGTGGAACAATCCCTGTATCTCATCTGATGGCACATTGATCTATGCCTCAGGAATCGCTTATGGTGGAGCGATGAACATGGACCTTCTTGCAGGAACTCCGGGTTCATTGAAATTTTCCAATCAAAAGATAGCAGTAGGTCAAGATTGGGACACCGGACGTAGTTGCTATGATTCGGTTCAGAAAGTCTTTGTCGTGTGGAGCAGCGATGGTCTCTATGAGGAATTTGATTCTAATTTCAATGTACTGAAGCGTGATCAAATGTACATCTGTTGCGGAGGAGAGAAGAAAGCATTCTCTATTGACTCCGATGGGACTTGGTATGCAGCAATATCCGGTTTTAACTCTAATCAACCCGGTAAGAACTCAAGTGACTCTCTGTTTCGTTCATCCAAAATGGGCGATGCTGTGTCATGGGCAAGTCATCTTTGTTATAGGAGTATGGATAGCGACACCACATACTGTGAAGTCAAAGGAAGCCAAAATCATGCAATTATGGTTGCAGCCTACAACGGAGTTTGTTATAATGTGTGGGACGGAGACAAAATGCTTTTTCCGTTGGACAATCTTCCTTGCGTTGGTGGTGGTGATAACGGCGGTATTAGGTTTGCTCCACAAATAGCTGCACTCCCCAATGGTGGCTGGTGGGTATTGTGGTCAAACGCTGGTTCAGTATGGGGGAGTCTTGTAGACTTAAAAGGTAACCCCTCGAATCCGATCAATTTGGGTTCGGGTTCCAAAATCAGTGGCGCATGTGACGCGAACGGTGTTTTGTGGTACTGTTACAATGGCTCAGCGGGATTCACTGTGCGAGGACGCAAACCATGACGACTATTCAAGAGAGAAATCCTCAAGTTGACGAGACTATACGGTCGCACCCGGAAGTTGAACGGGCGATGAAGTTGCATCTCCAGATGCATCCGAGTTGTGCGCGCTGCGGTGGGACGAAGGATTGTCAAGTACATCACAAGAAATCGCTGTGGATGTTCGTTGATGAACAGATGGATGTTCAAATCCAACATGCCAGCGATCCGAACAATTTTATAACTCTTTGCGAATGCCCCGAGTCTCACGATTGCCACCTTATTTGGGGACATGATGGGTGTTTTGCAGAAAAGTGTGTGCCAAACATAGATGATGTTCTTGCGTTGCGTCAGGTGGCGCATCGCCAACAGCAGGAAGGAGCACAAAATGGCAGCCAAGACAGTGGGACAGCTTAGTTGCAGCGATAACACTGGCAAGGTTGGAAAGTCGATGCCTGTGGTCAAGGGCAGAGTCGTTCCGGCTATTGCGGTGAAGGCGGCGAAGTAATGCCAGCCCGTCTATGGTCAGGTGGTCGATTTGCTGCGGCGGTTCGCTCCGGGGTACCTCCCGGCGTTATGGCCGCTGCTGGTCGAAAGAAGTATGGGACGGCAAATTTTAACAAGCACGCGGCTGCTGCACGTCGAGCCGCAGCGAGGCATAAGAAGTGAAAGCCGGAACTTTCCACGGAAATCCAGTGATTGTGTCCTTGCCCGGACCTCGAAATTACCAAGTAATTCAGTCTCCAGCGGCATGGTTCGGTTACTGTGATTCCCGTGGGAAGTGGTGGATTCCTAGAAACGGAGACCATACCGACCAAATGTCCATGACGCTTGGTATGCAGTTTATAAGTGGAGTTTCGGCTGACGCGAGTTGGGCTGGATACACGCACGATGATGCTTATGAGTGGGCGAAACGCCACGAATATCCTATTGATCCGTTGACTGGATTGCCCAATGTGTCAAAGACCCCAATAGAGATAGCTATTGATCGTGACGAAGCAGATTATTATGCATTGGAGGAGGTTATTTATAGTGAACAAGTGTGGTTTCCTAAAATTGCTATGAACGATATGCAGAGGGAAATCATTTATCATGCTGTTAGAATCGGTGGTTACACAATTTGGAATGGGATAAATGACGGAAGGAAGTCGTCACGGATGCATTGGGCCTGATGCATGAAGAACTCATACATCTTGCGGATGTTGAAATCGTGAGATTAACAGCCAATAAGCATGTGGCAGTAGCAAATGGCGAGTATGAGGAATCAAAAAGATTGGAAAGTCGTTTGAGCAGCATTTTTCGTAGCAAGTTCATGTTAGCCTTTGACAATATACGGAGAACATTCTATGCCAATACTTAAAGTTTCAGAGATTAAACATCCGTTGTACGTCAAAATGGCTACACAGTGGCATAAGTGGCGTCTCACTTATGAAGCTGGTGATGATTTTATTAACGAATACTTGAAACTATTCAGTATTCGTGAGACTCTTATTGATTTTCAATCGCGGAAAGATATAACCTATGTGCCATCATTTGCCAAAGCCGCTGTAAACGATATTAAGAACTCAATATTCAGCCGAATCGCGGAAGTAACTCGTAAGGGTGGAACAACCTCGTATCAATCAGCGATAACTGGTAAAATGGGCGGTGTTGATTTGTCCGGTTCCACAATGAACAGTTTCATTGGTCGAAAGATACTGCCAGAGTTACTTTCGATGAGTAAAATCGGTGTCTACGTGGATATGCCGTCAAAGATTGGTCCGACACTTGCGGACAATGGAGACAAACATCCATACATCTACACCTATCAAATTGAAGATATTATGTCGTGGGCGCTTGCTCCCGCTGACAATGTGAGCGTATTTAAGTCTGTTCTTTTGCGTGACACAATTTACATCACTGATACTGAGACTAATCTCCCAACAAACACTATTTATAGATTCCGTCAACTATATTTAATTACCGATGAGACAGGGAAACAAAAGGTCGCTATAAAGTTCTTCGACGCAAATGGAGAACGTATTGATTTAGTCGGGGATATCGTTCCTGCTGATACAGCACCTATGATTCTGGAAATCAACAAGATTCCCTTGGTAATATTTGAAATCACTAATAGTTTACTATGTGACGCTTGCCAATATCAAGTTGCCCATATGAATATTGCATCCTCTGATGTTGCCTACATTGTGAGCAGCAATTTCCCATTCTATACGGAACAATTTGATCCCCGTACCGATAGTCCGTATACGAAACAGAGTCAACCCACGAAGGTTGATCCGGCTGCACAACAGGTTAATGCTATTCTTTCCGTAGAGGAACAACAACAACTTGCAGTTAATAATACAACTGTCGGCAGCAAAATGGGCCGCAAGTATCCTAAGGGAGTTGATAGACCCGGTTTCATACATCCGTCACCGGAACCTTTAAATATTTCCATCGAAAAACAACGGGAGATGAAAGCGGAAGTTAGACAACTAGTAAATCTGGCGGTTGCTGATCTCCAACCCACTCGTCAATCTGCTGAATCCAAACGTCAAGACCAACAGGGTCTCGAAAGTGGGTTAAGTTATATTGGCCTCGAATTGGAACATGGTGAAAATTTGATCGCCGATTATTGGGCTATGTATGAGGGTAGTGAAGCGAAGGCTGTTATTAACTATCCTTCACGATATAACCTTAAAACGGATTCCGAGATGTTGGATGAGGCGGAGAGCAAAAAGAAATTGGCTCTCTCGATCCCTTCGCCTACACTTCGTAAAATTATTGCCAAGGATATGGCCTTACTCATCGGAGCAGAGGATGTTGACAACGACACCTTGGTTGCCATTGAGAAGGAAATTGATTCAGCGGCAGTCCCACTTTTCGATCCCTCGCTCATTCAAAGGGATGTGGAAGATGGGGTACTCTCAGCTTCAAGCGGTGCAAATTTGAGAGGGTATCCGAAAGATGACGTGATTGTCGCTCAACAAGAGCAGGCCGACAGGTTGGCGAGAATACAGAGTGCTCAAAATCCAGCAGCACGCGGAAATCCAGATGGATCGGCTGATCCCGCTCTTGCTGCTCAACTTGAAAAACTAAAATCACAGAATCCTGATGCTGGCGGTAAACCCGGTCCCGGAACGAGAGGAGCAGGTAAATGACCCCGTTAACGACAACCTCTTTAGCTGATAGTTATTTTGAAAATATTGTTGGATCACAATTGTGGGATGACGCGGAAGACCCCCTTAAACTTCGTGCCTTGTGTCACGCCACAAAGATTTTGAACACCTTAAATTGGGTGGGCGTTCCTGATGCTTGGGATCAGGAAAATTGCTTCCCCCGACATGGACTTCTTAGTGGAAGTAGTCAGGTTCCACAGGACGTTCAAGAGGCTTGTTGCGATATTGCACTGGCGCTCTTGAATGACATAAATCCTGACGAGTCGATAGAGGATATTGCAGTTACCTCACAATCGTATTCGTCAATTCGTGTATCCTACGATAGGTCAATGGTCCAAGAACACATAGCGGCTGGTGTTCCCAGTGCTACGGCGTGGAAAAAGATCAAACCCTATCTGCTAGAACCCGGATTGATTCGTATGACGAGGGTTAATTAAGAAAGGTGCCAATGAGAGTTCGACAAGTGTTCTTCAATAGGTGTTTGCGTAGGGCCATTTATGATGATGCCGCTGATGCGGCAGCAAAAGCAGAGGCTGATCGTCTTGCGGCTGAGAAACAGGCCGCAGAGGGTAAGAAATTCACGCAGGAGGAAGTGAATAAGTTTCTTGCGGAAGATCGTCGTAAGGCTCAGAAACAACGTGAGGATTTGATCACGCAACTATCCTCACTTCGAGAGACTGCTACGCTCACTGAGCAGCAGAAGAAAGAATTGGAAGATCGAATTTCCAATCTTCAAGCCGAGGGACAGACGAAAGAGCAACTTCAAAAGGGTGAAATTGAGAATCTACGAAAGACTCTTGAGAAGGCTCAGAAAGACCTCGGTTCTGAGCGAGATGCTTGGAGGAACAGATTCACGGATGCTGAAATCACACGTGCAATAACCGATGCAGCAGTTGAAGCGGGAGCGTTTTCACCAGCGCAACTGGTTCTTCTGTTGAAGGGCAATACTCGATTAGTCGAGGCGTTAGGAGAGGATGGCAAGCCCACAGGTAATCTTGTTCCTAAGATCACCTATGAGGACGTTGACAAGGACAATAAACCCATCAAGTTGGACTTAGCAGTTTCGGAGTCGATGAAACGGATGGTTGCCACGCCGAAGAAATACGGTAATCTGTTTAAGTCTACTGCTGCTGGCGGCCTTGGCGGAAGCAATGCCGGTGGTAGCAGTGGCGCTGATGACGGAAAACCGCCGATCAATGATGCAGCGAAGTATCGTGAGTTTCGTAAGACTCATCCTGAGTTTGTAGGTACACCAAAATAAGGAGCAACATGCAGAAATGGTTGAACAGGCGAGTGCAGTTGGCGATCTATGACAATGCTCTTGAGGCTTGGAATCCCGAGCTTTGGGCGCAGGAGTCATTGGTCATTCTCGAAGAGAACATGGTGGTTGGAAATCTCGTCCACCGTGATTTCGAGAACATCATCGCTCAGTATGGCGAAGTCGTCAATACTCGTCGCCCCGGAACGTTCACGGCGAAACGTGTTGGTTCGGAAGGAGTCACGATTCAAAATGCGACGGCGACCCCGGTCCTCGTTCCATTGAATCAGCAACTCCACGTTTCGTTCATGATTCGTGACGCGGAACGCGCGAAGTCCTTTGCGGACTTGGTGCAGGAGTATTTGAAACCGGCGCTTCTCGCCGAGGCCCAGATGGTTGATCGCATCCTGCTTGGTCAGGCTTATCAGTTCTTGGCCTACCGCGCGGGCGGTCTGGGCGCTATCACAAGCAGCAATTCCAAGGCTACCGTTCTTGATGCCCGTAAGGTCATGAACGATAATAAGGCTCTCGCGCCTCGGAACATGATTGTGACATCCTCGACGGAAACCGCAATTCTGAATACCGACCTGTTTATCAGTGCCGAGAAGGTTGGAGATCAGGGCACCGCTCTTCGCACGGCGTCAATTGGCACCAAGCTGGAGTGGGACTTCTATATGTGCCAGAACACGCCGTATGTGTCGGCGAGTGTTGATGCGACGACCGGAGCAATCAACAATAGCACTGGTTATGCTGTTGGCGCAACCACGGTAACTGTTGATGGGTTCAGCGGGGCGTTGGTGCTCGGTTCGTGGATGGTTATTGCTGGTGACAATCGCCCGCTGAGGGTGACTGGTCAGACTGCATCCTCGAACACGACGAGCATTACGTTCACTCCTGCGTTGACCACGGCTGTTGTGGACAATGCGGTTGTGACGGTTTGCGGCAAGACTGGTGCCGTGAATCTCCCGGCTGGTTATGCGGCAGGTTATGATGAAGGCATCGCTTTCGATGGTTTCACCAACAAGCCGCAGGTTGGTCAGGGCGTAACGTTTGGTATTGCGAATGACATTTACTGTGTCATCGACATTGATCTGACGAATTCGGAAATCACGTTGGACAGGCCTCTGGATGCGGACATTGCTGACAATGCGGCAATCAATCTGCTTCCGACGGGGTCGTACAACTTCGGCTTCCACCGGAACGCGATCACGATGGTGACGCGCCCGTTGCCTGCCCCGATGCCCGGACTCGCCCTGTCGAGCGTTGTTAACTTCAACGGACTGTCCCTGCGCGTTGTGATCACTTACAACGGTCAGTTGCAGGGTCATCTGGTGACGGTTGACATGCTGTTCGGTACCCAGATTCTTGACAAGCACCTTGGCGTTGTCATGCTTGGGTAAAGTGGAGTGGCTGGAGCGGGCTTAAACCCGCTCCAGCCAACACTAAATGAAATTCGTATCAAAAACTATAAAAGGTTTGAAAAGGAAATTTGGATTTCCTATAGCTATCAAGATTCCTGAACTTAAGTCTACCGATCCTATCACCGGAGAAATTAAGCATGATTTCTCTATGATCGCCGTGAAGCGGGCGATATTACTCCCGGACACATACAAGCGAGCAGGTGTAAGTTTTGCAAGTGCGCATTTGAGTGGGAGCAAATTTACGGGAGGCGGTTTCCTTGATGTTGGAAATCGCGATATTTTAATTGACAGGACTGATCTTCCTTCAACATATAAACCTGATATAGGTCACTCAGTAATCTTCAATAAAATGGAGTATGCGGTAAACAATTTTGACGAGTATCCAGAGGGTCAAGCGATTATCTTTTCACTACGAAGAATTGAAGGACAAGATGCTTCTTGAACAACTTACAATTTGGGCTCCTGCTTCGTTTGTGAATCACTTCACACTCAAGTTGAAGAATGTGGCACCGATGTTTATTGAAGGTGGCTCAAGAGACACAAATAAAGATAAGGATTTTCTTGAACTGCGCGTGGATGGTCCTTGGTTTCGCCAACGTGGAACTAACAATTGTTGGGTTGTCGAGTGCTATATCAATATATTGATTGAGGCTATGGCGGAGGAAAAGGATTTATATAAGAATCACAGGTATGTTGGTCAAGTTTGTACTGCTTTTCAATCCTTTATTCCGATTCTAAGAATCGGAGGTACAGGCGCAAACTTTGATGGGACACAAGTAGATTGTATGAAGTTGGAAGTAACTCGAAACGTATCACTTCAAGTCTTCCATTATGGTCAATTGGACGCGCGCTCACGGGTTTTGCAGTCAACGGTGGCTGGAACATACAAAATGGAGTTTCAAGATGCAACTAGACCTTAGGAATTGTACTCTCAAGTTGTTGGACGGTAGCGATCCTAAAAACTCCGTTGAACTTCGACCCGGAGAAGGAACTATCACTATTTCCGAAAAGCGGAATATGACCTACTCGCTCAGTTTTGGCAAACTTAACTCGGTCAAAACTGGAGATGACGTTCCGATGGATGTTAAGTTTGAGGCTATGTGGGAGACATTTAGAATCAAACAGGGTCTTATTGAAGAATTTGACATATTTCAAACAACTGATGGATGGACTGGTTTTTCAAGTGTGGCACGAAATACAGCATTTTTAGTCGATGGTGGTGGTCAGATTTACACATCTGACAATGGACCTATGTCTGGAGCCGG